AAAGCTAGACAAGGTTATCATGATGATAAGGTAATGTCAACACTATATGCTTTATTCATACTTGAAAAGGAGATTACGGAGCGTTTCTTTGAGATATTAGAATTAGATGATATGGGTAAGCCTCTAGTATTAGAACCTATGGATTATGGTATACAATACTTTGAAGACGCGACTTCCATATATTCAGATAATGAAGTAGTAGGTTCTAATAATATGCTACCGCCGGTTGTATTTGGTATGGGTGATAGTCAAGCGGAAGATGATATGGCAGAATTAGAAATGAATGGGTTTACCCATCTTCAGTAATAAATATAGGTATGGCAAGAAACGCTACACAGCAATCCATTCTTAATAAATCAAGAGCTGATAAGTTTCTTTTAATTTTTGATGTACCTCCAATTTTAAAAGAAATTAGTTCAAAGTTTAAAAGCGACAATAAAACTATAGTACCGGATTCTGTACAATTTTCAATATACGGTACAGCAGTACCTGAAATAGTTGTACCTGCAGTAGAAAATAGATACGCTGGAAACACACTTTACCTTTCATCACATTCAAAAAACTCATATCCTCCCGTTAGTGTAAAGTTTAAAATAGATAATGAGTATAAAAACTACTGGGTTTTATATAATTGGTTAAACCTTATGCATGATCAAAGAGAAGGAAGATATAATGCTAGAGAGATTAATGTTGATAAAAACTTTGCTGATTATCAAACGAATCTTACAATAAAAGGTAAAGATGAATTTAATAATGATAGAATTAAGTTTACATATACTAAGGCGTTTCCAACGTCCGTTGATTCAATAGATTATGATTATCAAAATACAGATGAGATAGTTTCCGGATTTACCTTTGTTTATTCACAACTTCACACAGAAATGGTAAATTTTTGAGTTTTTTGGGCCGAATTTAAATAAATAATTTTATGGCTCAAAGAACTATCACCTCACCAGGTGTTGAAATAAGAGAATCGGACTTGTCTCTTATTGCACCACAGAATATAGGTACAAATTTTTATATTACAGGCTTTGCTCAGCAAGGTCCTTTGGATGAAGTTTTAAAAATTACTACTAAGCAAGAGTTGGACCGTGTATTTGGTACTCCTACTAATTCAGCAGAAAGATATTTTTACTATTCTATAAGCGAATTACTTAATTCTCCAGGTAATGTTTACGCTTCTAGACTTCCATACGGTACTAATACCGGTGAAGGATTCGGATCAATGTACTCTGCTTTAGTATATCCAACAAGAGCGGTTGCTAATCCTAGCGGTGGTGGTTCTTTAAGTGCATATGATTTTGCACTTAGTTACACTGGTGCTGGTCAGACAGGTAACGCCCTTTCAGGATCTACCTTTACGTTTACGGGTGGTAATGGTCAACCAGTATCTGTAGGATTTACCATTGCTTCTGCACCCCACACTTATAGCCCTGCACCAGATATATTAGTATCTCTCGCAGCTAATGCACCAAAAGCTACAGTTTTAACAGAAATTAAATCTACAATAACAAGTGCATCAACACCCGGAACCGACAACCCAACTATTGCTAACTCAGTATTAACAATACCTTTAACCGGTCAGATTAATGGTACTGCATCTTCAACACCTGGAGTATTAGCCCCATATAATGATGACGTTACTGAGTCATTTACGTTCGGAGCTCAATCCAATCAAGTAGTTTCTACTAACTTAGATATAACATCTGGAACATATGTATTAGGAGAACCTACACACCTCCAACTTACTGAAAGTGAATATCTTAGCGCGACTGAAGGCTCTGGCTGGGATTGGTCGACAACTGCTGGTGCTAAAGATTCCTTTACTGATGTAAGTAAAATTGGAGGAGCTGGTTTAGTTATACTTAATAAGGCTCAAACGACTATTAATAGCCAGTTTGAAGGATACTACTTAGGTATCGCTGATAATACTAATATTAATCCAGACTCTTCTTTCGATTCTATTTTAGATGTTAAGACGGTTGATGCAGCTGCAACATATACAACTGCATACACAACTATACCAAAGGGAGTATTACAATTTAGTTTATCTGCAGAACCACGAAGTACTGCCAATACTGTATCGGAAGTAATGGAAAATCTCACTGATTATAACATTGACGGTAGAGAGGATGATGATCTTCTGAACGTTGGAGTATTTAAACTTCGCAAATCGATTTACGCTAATGAAGCATTTAAGCTTGATTATGTTCTTGAAGAAGGTATCGTAGGATCTGCTAACTACTATAGACAGCAACTTAATCCTAATGGAGGTCCTAATAATCCATTCTTCCTTGGAACTAGAGACAGTCATTCGAGAAATGTTAAATTACTGGTTAATCCATATATTTCAAACTACTTTAGTGGTTCAGATGCTTTGGTAGATGGAAAGCCTACTAAGAAGTTACGAGTTAACACTACGCAGCTTGAAGGAGTTGATGTTAATATATCAGGAATTGATTCTGCTAAATTTACAGAGCTTAACACGCAGTTAGGTAAAGCTGAAAATCTTTACGCTGCAGGCGCTTTTGTTAATAGTAAAATTACAGATAAGATCTTAGGTGATGTTCCTACTAAGCTTGATAGAGCGTTAGAAGGAATTAGTAACGATGAGATCTACGAGATTGACGTTGTTGTTGAAGGTGGTCTAGGTACGGTTTATGCAGCTGCTTCCGCTGCTGAGACATTATACTACGACGAGTATAATACTAGTGTAGAGCTATTAGGAGCAGTTAATGGATTACGCACCGGTAATGATATAGGAGGGGAAGCTTTAAAATTAAGAAACAATTACTCCACAATCTTTAATAAGTTTGAACAGTTCTGTACACCACCATTCCTTGGAGGTCAGAGAGGAGATTGTATCTTCTTAGCAGACGTATTACGTCAGATCCTCGTAACAGGAGAAGAAACAAGAGTTCTTGATAACAAGTTACGAAACTTCCAAACAGACGTATACTGGCCGATTCGCCATCAGTTTGAGAATGAAAATACTTCTTATGCAGCGGTTTATGCACAATGGCCGTTAGTTTATGATAGTTTTTCAGGTAGACAGGTATTCGTTCCATTCTCAGGCTTTGCAGGAGCTGCAATGGCTAGAACAGATGCTGCTAACTTCCCATGGTTTGCGCCAGCTGGATTTACTAGAGGGTTGATTCAATTCGCTAACGATCTTGCAGTTAATCCTAACCAGAAGCAAAGAGATGAGCTTTACAAGGCTAACATTAACCCAGTAGCAAACTTCCCTAGTCAAGGGCAAGTTATATTCGGTCAAAAGACACTTAGTAAGAAGCCAAGTGCATTTGATAGAATTAATGTTAGAAGGTTGTTCTTAGCACTTGAAAGACCTACTAAGAAAGCTTCTAGATTCTTCGTATTTGAACAAAATACAGAGTTTACTAGACAGAGACTTATTAATACTTTAACCCCATTATTCGAAAGAGCGAAAAACAACGAAGGTGTTTACGATTACTTAATTGTTTGTGATGAAAGAAATAACACACCAGAGGTTATTGACGCAAATGAATTGGTAGTAGATATCTACATTAAGCCAGTTAGAACTGCTGAGTTTATCTTAGTTAACTTCTACGCTACAAGAACTGACGCTAACTTCGAAGAAATCATCGGTTAATACAAAATAACAATTAAATAATATTATGGCAACTACAATTCAAAACTTCTTCTCAAGGGCAGCAGATAAGCAATTTGCAAGAGACTTCTTATTAAGAGTTAAGCAAATTAATGTTGAAGGTGTATCCTTTAACGGGGAGACTGACCTTCTATATGCTAAAACAGCTGCATTACCAGGTCGTACGATTGAGGATAAGACTGTTAACTACTTCGGTCAAGAATTTCACGTACCTGGAAGGTCTACTTACGCAAATGCGGCAGGCTATTCAATTGAGTTCTTTCATGATGAAAACATCGATTTAAGATCTAAGTTTGAAGAAGCTTCTCGTAATGTATTTAACAACGAAACTTCTACAGGTCAATATGGTATGCCTGGAGACGAATCTGTTATTACATTAGATGTTATTAATAAAGAACTTAGTACTGTAAAATCTATTGAATTAGTAGGTGCTTCTGTAAGAGATGTTAGTGATGTTGGTTATACTATAGCAGATGGAACTGGAGATATATTAAACTTCACGGTTACTTTCGCATATCACTTCTATAGAGATTTTAGCTAACCGATATTAGCCATTAAATATATATAATGGCCAACGAAGTTACATCATTTCTACAAGCATTTAGTCAAGATTCTAAGTACTTTCTTTCGCATCCATTTCTCTGGAAAGTTAATATACAGAGTGATGTTGTAGGCGCTATAAATAAAGCTCTAGATAAAGGTGGTGAATTCTGGAAAGCATCACAGATTCCTGATGATTATAGTAAGAACGGAGATATTTTAGTTGCAAGTGAAGTTACTATTCCTTCAGAACAATCCTCTTTTAGTGATTTCGGTCAAGAAAATAGAGGAGGGTTCTTGCCCGGTTATGGTATTGTTCAACGTGAAAGTTTCTTAACTAGAAATATAACAGTCAATTTCTTAGAAACTGATACTGATATAGAGCATACATTTTTTAGACCATGGACTATAGCACTAGGAATAGATGGGCTAGTTAATCAAGGTCTTAAATCTACAATTACCTTAACTCAATATGATAATAAACTAAAACGTCGTAAAGGTTACATTTTTGAAGACGCATTCCCAACAATCTGTGAGGGTTATGGTCTAACGAGAACGCCCGGTGAGTATCTTCAAAAGACAGTAACATTCGCTTGTAAAAATTACAGGCAGAATTAAGTATATTATATGAAATTTATCTTAAACCTCAATGAAAAGGAGGTTCAAGTTAAAGAGATACTATTTAAGCACATAAGAAATTTAATTCTATATAGTAATAGCGCGTTAAGAGGTCATATAGAATTTCTAGAAAAGTTTATTTTATCTAAAGATCTTAATGTAGCTGAAAAATTTAAAGTATTTCTTATACTAAGGGAAAAGTGTGTAGGTGAAAATATAAGTGTTGGATCCAATAAGGGCAATATTAATATAGGTTTGGATTATATTAATGATAATATTGGAACATTCGACGATATAGAGACCACCGTATCGATAGGCGACTTAGATGTTACATTAGACTATCCTTACGAATTTAATTTAGGGGATTCTGACTTTCTATTTTCCTGTATAAAGAGTTTAAAATTAGAAGATGAAACTATAGTACTACAGAATTTAGAGCAAGACGAACGGATGCAAGTATTAGATAGTTTACCGAAAGAAGTGTTTGATCATATAGCTGAGTTTGTGCAAAAAAATCATCATAACTTTAAGTTTACAATTATTGAAGATAGAAAAAGTTTAGATGTAAAAAAGATAGAGTTAGATCTTTTGACTGTATCCGCTCCTATGTTTATCTATAATATATTTAATTGTATGTCTGGATCTGAATACAGAGAGTTACTGTTTGTATTGTCTAAAAGAGTACATGATGTAGAATTTCTGCTAAATAGTAATTATGTAGAGGTAGAAGATTTTTATAATTTGTATAAAGACGAGATAGAGAGGGAGAATGAAAATTTGCAAAATCAAAATAAGCAGTAAATAAAGGTATGAGTAAGAACGTCTCTTCTTTTGTTAGTAAGCTAGAAAAATTTTCCGATGATAAAGTCGCTGTATATTTACCGTCTCTTAAAAAGGAAATTGAAGCATCACCCTTAACTATTAAACAGCAAAAAGATTTAATATCTTCTTCTCTCGATGGTCTTAAAGGAGCCATAAATTATAATAAAACTTTAAATAAAGTAGTTCTCGACTGTACAGGACTAAGAGATCTTAAGTTATATGATAAACTACCTATAATTATCAGCTTACGTAAAGATGCATTAGGAAAAAATTATACAGAAGGAGATGAAAAAGTAGATCTTGAGAGAGTCTTAGGTAATATTAAAAAGCTTCCACTAGAAATTAAAGATACTAAAAGTGTAAAGTTTAAAAATTTAAAAATTAATCTCGCAGTACCTACCCTCAAACAGGAAAACATTTTACTTAATAAAGTTGAGCAGGATTTAGATAGCGAAGCAGTGGAACATAAAAAGGGGGTAGGTTTACTTTACATTGTTGAATTGTTAAAGTATATGGTATCAGTAAAAATAGATGATGAAGTATTGGACTTTTCTGATATACGTATAAGTGAAAGAATAGAAATTGTAGAGAACTTACCATTAAGTGTGTATAATGAAGTATCTGATTTTATACAAGCGGTTACTATATACAACAATAGCATAACTATGTTAGATGATTTTGAATTTTCTATCGACTCAGACTTCTTTGATAGTGACAATAATACATAAATATATATGTGTTTGATGATATTTTAAAAACTCTTAATCCACAAAATGCAACTGCCGGGGCAAGCGAAGGGGTAGTTTCTAAAAATATAATTGAGTCGGACGCGTCGTCTTTTAACCGAAAACAGAAAGTTAGACCTAGACTAACCTCGGAGGAAAGAACGAGAGAGATTAATAGAACAACTATATTCTGGGAAACTTATTACAAGATAAGGGGTAAGTTTGAAAAGGATAAAAAGGGAGCAACAAAAACATCTCCAATAAAATCTGCGACTGCTGCTAGTAAAAAGGAAGCAGAAAAAGAAGCAGATAAGCAAGGTAAAGGTATTCTCGGTACTATTCTGGCTATTGCTGGGTTTCTAATGACTTTTGGTAAACCGCTACTAAAGCTTTTAGGTAAAATATTATTACCTTTATTAAAGAAGGCGTTTAAGTTACTAATAAGAGGAATTAAGTGGCTTGGTGGTAAGTTATTAGGGTTTATTAAAAAAATAGCGGCACGTATAGGTAAGTTTGTAAGTGGATTATTTGATAAATTAAAAAACACAAAAGCGTATAAAGCGTTTACAGGTTTTATTGAAAAAGGAGTCACAAAAATAAAAGACTTCTTTTCAAGTGTTAAAAACTTCTTTTTAAATAAAATTAAAGCAGTTGGTAAGTTTTTTAAAAATATAATAATGACAATACCTGGAGTTAGAGCGTTGTTTCCAGATTTAAAAACTTCACAACCTAAACCTCCTAAGCCAAAAACACCAGCAAAAGGTTCAAAGCCTTCGACCCCTTCGCCCGCGCCCAAGCCTGAGCTTTCTTGGTGGGAAAGAGGAAAAGCTAAGCTTAGCGCAGCTAAAAACTGGACCGGTGATAAAATTAGTAAAGGGTATCAAGGCGCGAAATCTATGGTAAAAGGTGGCATAAAAAACACAGGGCAAGTCCTCACTTCCGCCGCGAAAGGAACTTACAACGTCGCGAAAGGATTGGGGAGCGCAGGACTTTCCGTCGCTAAGGCTGTACCTGGCGCCGTTGTGCAGGCTGGTAAAGATGGAGTTAAAATAGCTAAGGTGATGGGTAAAGGCGCTGTTGAAGTAGGAAAATTTGCATTGAATCCTGCGGAAGGTATGAGGCGCGCCAAGGGCGCTTTAAAAAATGCTTTCAAAGGTCTCGGTAAAAAAACCTTATTAAGTATATTGAAAATCCCGGTGGTTTCTACGTTGCTTGAAAGTATATTTGGATATTTTGATATTAAATCGATGGCAGCAAATCCGGATATATCGATGGAAGAGCTTAAGGAAGCTATGGGTAGGCGTGTACTAGAAGGTGTAGGAGGTGTATTGGGAGGAGCCGCGCTGACTGCTATTGTCACAGCAGCAACTGGAGGGTTAGGGGCGATCGCAGGCGTGGGTACGTACTTGGTAGGGGATCAGTTAGGTAGATTTCTTGCAGGGTTAATATCCGATACATTTGGAACTGCACCCATTGGACAGGGGATGTTGGATCTGTTTCCTGATGGAACTATCGCAACTTTGGCGCGTGAAACCAGAAAAGGAAAAAATGCTGAAATGCAAGATTTTATAATGCAAGGAGGTGAAGTTAAGCCTTTCAGTGATAAAGATCAGATATTAGGATTTAAGTCTGGAGGTGCAATGGATAAACTATTAGACACTGTAAAAGACGGTCAGAAAGCCGCTTCTGGTGATGATACAATGAATAAAATGCTCGAATCTTTAAAAGGTGCAGGTACTGGGGTAGCTAATATGATGGGTAATGTTGATACATCTAAATTAACTGAAGGGTTATCTGGCGCAACTAGTGGTATGGGCTCTATGTTAAAAGGGATAGGCTCAGGGTTATCTGATTTAACTGGTGGTGGTTTAAAAGAAGAAGTAAGTAAGTCTAATCACTACTTAAAGCACTTAGTTCAACTGACAGCTCAAAGTAATAAAATAGCGATGGCTTCTGGTAAGAAAGGTATCCCTACAGCAGTTGGTGGTAATGCTACTATCGATAAACCATCCACTTTTTCTGATAGTAGAATGGACTACTTTAACTCACCTTATAGTATCAATGTACCGAGCACTTAGATATAAATATATACATGAGTGTAAACATAGTAAC